GTTCTCCCCACTTGCTCTACAGTTTTTCGACCGGGGGGTGTTCTGCTCATTCGGTGAAGTCTTCAAACCATTTGTTTATGTATCCGGTCCACTCATTTAATCGGTTACTTCGATCTTCGTCCTTCTTTAATCGTTCGAGGCACTCCTCCCTGGTGGCGCTTATGTACACCAGCTCTGCCCCTACTTCGTCTGCCAGCTTCTCCCGCTTGTATCTGTCTGCGTATCCGCCTATGATCCAGGCCGTCTGCCACTTCCCGTATCTTGTTTTGATGTGGTCTATCAAGAGGTTGTGTACTGCCCTTACGTTAGGCAGCAGTTCATTGGGCTTATTGTACCATGGCAGTGTAGACAAACTGTGGAATATAGCGTCATAATCAACGACCAAATCCCCTTCTGCCATGTTCTGCCGTACGTGTGTCGTCTTGCCCGACAAAGGCGGCCCGTATACGATGTACACTTCCCTGCCTGTCTTGGCTGCATTCCTCTTGTGTACTTTGTTGTGGCATGCGCTGCATACCAGCTGTACGTTGTCTGGGTTAAGGGCTACCATCGCATCGTTCACGTTCTCTGTTGTCAGCTCTATGGGCGTGTGGTGCAGGGTTAAGTCCCTGGCTACTGCGATGATCTCCCCACATTCCTGGCAGCGCAGGCCCCGCTCTGCGATGATCCCTAAACGAAAAGAGCGCCAGGCATCTGACGCATAAAAGGTTTGTAATACCGAATGTTTAGCCATGTTTGTACCTCGTCGCTGTTCCTCCTGTGTATTCCTCCCAGCGCTTAACGATAACGTCGCAATATTTCGGGTCTAATTCCATGGTGTAACAAATGCGGCCTAATTGCTCGGCTGCTATCAGCGTGCTGCCGCTTCCGCCGAAAGGATCAAGAACCAAATTGCCATGGGCGCTTGAATTGGTCATTAGTTTTCCGATCAGCTTGACCGGCTTCATTGTTGGGTGCGCATCGTTGAAGGTCGGCTTCTCGCATCGTACTACCGTTGACTTGGCGTAGTCTTTTTCCTGAAGCTCTTTCACGTATTCCACCAGCTCGGCTTTTTTCATGCTTGAAGGGTTCTTTATTTTCAGATCTTCGTGAACCGTCGAATTCGTCCGGTCGCCATACCATCTGTGCGCTGATCCTTCCTTCCATCCATAAATGATCGGCTCAGGGCGCCATTGGTAATCGCTGTAGCCTGGGACCAGGCTGCTTTTAACCCATATCAAAAGCTGGGATAATTTGAAGCCGGCCTCTCTGAATGTGTTTCTGAAGTTGACCCCTTCGGTGTCCGCGTGGAAGACGTAGATCGGCGCCCCTGGCGCCATGGCTCCTATCATCACTTTGAAGCTGTCCAATAAAAAGGCCCGGAATTTCTGATCGGTCATTTTATCGTTCATTATCTTCATATCGGTGGTCGCGCTTTCGTAGTCGACGTTATATGGCGGGTCGGTTATTACAAGCTGGGCCTGTTTCCCGTTCATGAGATATTCGATCGCGTCCTTTTTGGTGCTGTCGCCGCACACTAACCGGTGCTGGCCAAGGGCCCAAACATCACCGACATTTGTTCTCGGCGTACCGATTTCCGCCAGGGCTTCTTCCAGGTCGAAGTCGTCTTCTTTCGCTTCGTCCTGCAGCTTAAAATCAAAAGCCCCAAAGTCGAAGTCCAGCGCCTTCAATTCCAGGAGCTCCTGTTCTAATCTTTCGAGGTCCCATTCCGCGTATTCGCTGGTCTTGTTATCCACCAGCCTGAATGCCTTTATTTGTTCTGGGGTCAAATCGTCGGCAATTAAGCACGGCACTTTTTCGAGGCCCATTCTTTGGGCTGCCTTTAGCCTGGTGTGCCCGGCGATAATCACCTTATTCTCGTCTATCACAATTGGTACTTTGAAGCCGAATTCCTGAATCGATTTCATGACGATCTCTACCGCTTTTTCGTTCTTCCTTGGGTTGTTATCGTAAGGGATCAGGTCGGCTGTTCTAAATTCGCGTATATCCATTAAAAGTTTTTCATCCTTTCCATTTCTTTTTTAAACTCCAATAACTCCCGTTCCATGTCTGTCTTCATTGGGTTGTCGCTCCAATTGCCACGGTCCTTGTTCTTTAATAAAATGCTGCAGGCGGCAACGTCCGGCGGATAGTACTTCTTTGACCGTTCCTGGTATTTTACTTCCTTGCCGTCCTCGTATTTAATGTAGGTCCTTGTCTCCTCGTATTCAAACCCCAGGGCCCGTTTGGCCAGCGCGTTTTCCACTTCGGCTATAAAGGGCTCTTTGCCCTTTTTTATCGCCGCCAAAAAGTCAGGATAGTTTTTCTTGTAGTCCTCCATGGTGGTCTTGCTTATTCCAAGGTTTCCCGCGATCTGTAATTCTGTTAATCCGTCCCGGCACCACTTCTCGACGAGAATCAGCTTGTCCTGCACCTGGGGCCATTTGCTCTTTGCCATTGTTACTTCACCTCCTCGGGAATGATACCACTTTGTTGTAGACGCTTAAGCCTCACATATATGGCATATCGTGAGACCCCGTAAATATCCGCGATCTGGCTGTACGTCATTCCGGTTTCTCGCATCTGCTTCAGATCTTCCGTCTTGGGCTTCGGGTATAATTTCCTGAAGGCCTCCTCTGGCGTTATTTCATCCGGGTATAAAATTGCCACAAGTAATGCGAGGACGCCTTCTTCATTCATTGGCCCACCTCCTGATCCTGGCTTTCACCGCCTCCATTAAAGCGCTTTGTCCTTCGGCTTTGCCGGAAAGCGCCGCCATGATATCTTCGTCCACCGTGCCTTCCGCTACTAAATGGTGAATGATCACCGCCTGTTCCTGCCCTTGCCTATGCAGCCTGGCGTTGGCCTGCTGGTAAAGCTCCAGGCTCCATGTGAGGCCGAACCACACGATAATGTTTCCGCCCGCTTGTAAATTCAGGCCGTGGCCGGCTGATGCCGGGTGTGCGAGAAGCACCGGAATCTTGCCGGCGTTCCAATCGTCGATGTCCTTTGGGGTGTCCAGGGTCCGGGCTTGTGGGTATCTCTCTTTCAGGCGTTCCTGGTCATGCTTGTACCAATAAAACACCAGCACCGGCTTTCCGTTCGCTTCTTCCAGGATATCGTCCAAGGCGTCCAGCTTCTGGCTGTGTACTTCGGCCCAGCCCGCGTCTTCCGTATAAATGGCGCCCTGGCAGAATTGCTGCAGCTTTCCTGTGACCGCTGCGGCGGACCCTGCTGTGATTGTTCCTTCGTCGATGTCCAGGATCAGCTCGCGTTCCAGCTTCAAATATCTGGCCATTAATTCCGGGTCGAATTGCACCGGCACTACGCGCTCTATGCGATCCGGGAGATCCAGCCAATCTTCCGACCGCATGCTCACGCAAAGGTCGGACAGCTTTTTATGTATTTCCTGGTCCGCCCCGTCGCGCGGTGCCCACTCGTAGACAATGTGCCTTTTCCGGTCTATCTTTGCCGGCTTGAAGTACGCCTCCCGGTATGCGCCTACCGTCTTACCCAGGCGCTGGCCTTTATCGAGTAGGTATATCTGGCTCCATAAATCAATCAGGCCGTTTGGCGCCGGTGTTCCGGTGAGGCCCACGATGCGGCTGGCGTACGGCCTGATTTTACGCAGCTGCCTGAACCTCTTTGCGCTTGGGCTTTTGAAGCTGGACAGCTCGTCTATTACGATCATGTCAAACGGCCAGGCCTTGTTTTCGTAAAGCTGCACCAGCCAAGGCACATTTTCGCGGTTGATGATGTAAATGTCCGCCGGTGTTTTCAGCGCGGCGATCCGCTCTTTTGCCGGGCCCAAAACTTTTGAAATCTTCAAGTGTTTTAAATGATCCCATTTCGCGGCTTCGCGTGCCCATGTGTCCTCGGCTACCCGCAGCGGCGCGATCACCAAGATTTTTGAAACAGCAAAGTAGTCATTCTTCAGCTGGTCTATGGCGGTTAATGTTATAACGGTTTTCCCCAGGCCCATCTCTAAAAACAGGCCGGCCTCCGGCTGGTCTATGATCTTCTGTGTTGCGTACTCCTGGTATGCGTGTGGTCTATATTCCATCCGTGGCCTCCTCTATGAATCTGTCCACCGCTTCAGGGCTGTCCAGCACCCGGGTCTCAAATCCTAAAGCCTGCAGCTGCCCAAGCCGGTGCTCTTGGATCGGGTCGGGCTTTTTGCCTGGTGCTTTGGTTTCCACAAAGAACACCCTGCCGCCCGGTAATAAAACGATCCGGTCCGGCACGCCGAGTGTGCCTGGTGAGGTCCACTTCCAGGCCTTGCCGCCGGCGCGTTCCGTCTTCATTCGTAGTCTTCTTTCGATGGCGTTCTCTCTCATGTTTTATCCTCACCAGTGTCTTCCACGACAAACAGCATACGCGCCCACTTGCGAAACGCTGCGAGGTTGTGCGCCTGATTGATGGTCTCGTCAATTAGTAAAACAAAAGCCGTCTGTAAATTGTCGCGGTTGATCGGCGCCCCGTAGGTCTGTTCTATGTAATGGCGAATGACCGCGCCGTTCTCGGATCGCATAAAAGCTCGCGCGGTCTTTCCGATGTCTCGCATTTTGGCGTTCCCCGGACCGTATCCCCAATACCCATAAACGACGGTCAGGCCTTCCGCTTTGATGTCGTCAATCCTGGCCAGTGTTCTGATCTTCGGGTCGCTGTTTAATATCTCGCAGTAAAATGCTATCGTGCTCCTATCCATGCGCTTTCTCCTCCCTGGGACAAGGGGACAAAAGGGACAGCGTTTCTATATAACACCCCGTGTATAAGGTATTAAGGGTTCCTATACGTATGCGTGTCCTTAAATCCCCTTTAAACCCCTTATATCTCTATATATTTCTTGTCCCTCTTGTCCCAAGAAGTAATAGTTATTGGAATTGGTGGGTTTTGGGGTGGACAAGCGGCATTTTTCCGCTTGTCCTGCTTGTCCTGCTTGTCCTGCTTGTCTGCTTTAACGTTATTGGTGCTTGTCCCGTTATTTTTAATTTCTTCTATTGTTGTCCCGGCCTTATAAATACGCGCTGTCTGCCGTACTCTGGTATTCTGATCCTGTCCCCTGTTTTCTTCCATCCCAGGCGCGTCATGATATCGGTCATTTCGTAGGCATCGCTCTTGCGGTATTCTTCTGGCTTCCCGTTGAAGCATTCCACGAATAGCTCCACCCCGGATATCCTTGTTCGCAAAACCTCGCCGGCTATCTCGTCTCCGAGGTCGTATCCCTTAAGCCAGGCCACCTTGTCTTTGATGCTTTTGTGCTCCCATTCTTCCGGTATAAGGCGTTCGAGGAATTCGCCCGCCATGCCCACTTTGCCACCCAGCTCCATGAATAAATCCTGGGCCTCACTTGCCTCGATGGCTGCATCGCCTTCGAGGTATAATGTCTCGCCCATGGTGTAGGCGGCGTCCGCCTCTGCCCACAGCTGGTCGACGCTCTCCGGCGTCATTTCCTTCCACATTCTGCTGGCGTCTGTTACCGGCACCGGCCAGAACCGTCTGTTCCCGGTGGCGTCCTGCAGGAAGTCGTCGCGGTTTGTGGTGCCTGCAAATATGCATTGGCGCGGGAAGGTCTCGGATCGTCTCGCGTAAGGCGGGCGGTAGGTGTCGTCCTGCTTGGCCAGAAAGGTTTTGATGTTTTCCACGTCGGCTTTCTTCATGACGGAAAGCTCGCCTATTTCGATGATCCATTTTCCGGCCAGGTGCTCCATGCTTTCCTTGCTGTTATCGAACCGGCTCATGCTGTCTGAAAACCAGGCGGCTCTTTTAGCGATCCGGTTAAAGAATTGGCTTTTGCCTATTCCCTGGCTTCCTATTAAAATCAGCATGGTGTCAAACTTGCAGCCCGGCTCTCTCACCCTGGCCACCGCTCCGGTCATCCATTTGCGTGTTACCGACCGGGTGTATAGGCTGTCCTCGGCGCCCAGCATCTCTATTAAGATCGTGTCCAGGCGTTCCTTGCCGTCCCATTTTAAGCTGTCCAGGTATTCCCTTACCGGGTGGTACCCGTTCTCGTCCATGACGATCGCCACGGCGTCCTGGATCACTTCGCGGCCCTTTATTCCGTAGGCGCGTTCCATGTAATGGCGGAGCGCTGCGTCGTCTGTGTCGGTCCAGGGGCGTATGCCGTTTTGCTTCTTCCAGGGCACGGCGCCTGTGCAAACCTGGCGGCGTGTGAATTGGTCGTACCCGACCGTGCCGGCCAGCCTCGGGTCGTGGCGAAGGATCAGCACCGCGTTGTGTATGGTCTGGGCGATCCCGCCGCGCTCTGTGTATGCCAGCTGGGCTTTCCAGCTCTGGTCTTCGTCTTTGGTGATCAGCCCGCCGAAATCGTCCAGGGTCTCCTGGGCTTTGGTGTTTGCCAGCTCGATCTTCACCCCATCGTCGTTTAACGCCCAGCGGGTCATTTCCTGGTAGCTCGGCAGCTTATGCACCGGCGTGTCCGGCAGCGCGTCTTCGTCGCGTATCCCGAATTTATGAATCCTGACTAAATCGAAGGCATTACAAAGCATGCCGCTTGCCGGGTCGGTCCCGTGGTGGCTGAATGCGAACAGATCCCCGTCATAGATCACAAGGCCCGCCGCGGCGGTCCCTTCTGCGTAGGTGTATCGGTTCGGCTGGTCTGTCTCCAGGTAAACCTCCGGCAGGAATGCGGCGATCGCCTCCGTCACCGTGTAGGCCCTGCAGAACGCGCCGATGGTGCCGGGCTTCTCTCTCGGGTCGCCCTGCTTCTCGGCGTGCTTTTCTCTGATCTTCGGCGCCCTGCTGCTCTCCGGCCACGTGCTGGCGTCCTGCCACTCTGGGTGTTTTGCCAGCGCTGCGTCCGGGTCCAGCCACGGGCCGTCCTGGTACTCGAATATGTATTCTCCGTCCTCTGCCGTGCTTGGCCAATACATGAGTCTCTCGGGCTCGTAGGTCGAATCGTCAAATTGATCTATTCCGATCTCTGCGGCGACGAACCGTGAAAGGGCTTTATATTCGTCCGGCGTGACCGTTCTTGATAGCGGCATGATGAGCCGGTACCTCGGCTTCTCCGGGCTGTGGCTGTGCGTGGTGTAGACCGCCAGCGCGTTCCCGAATAAAAGAGTAACGTCCGCCGTGAAGTCCGGGCCGGCGTAGTCGGCGTCAAGTGTGATCATGGATCGCCAGGCCACCTGGCCGGCTTTCCGTCTCCCGCCTTTGAGCATGCCGCCCACGAAGCCGCCGACGTCTTTTATCTCTGATTGTTCGGTCTTCGGCATCTTCTGGTATTTGGCGAAGGTCTCACGGGTCCGGGTGGTCGTCGCGAGCTTTTCCATGATCCCGGACCATCGCATCTCTTGATTCTTCCACGCCGTCTCTTTGCGGCTTCGGCCTGTGGCCAGCTGCAGCGCTCCGTCGTATTTAAGCTCTGGCTTTTGTGTCGTGTCCGCTATCATCGTCACCCCTCCCCAGCTCCAAGACCTGACGCAGTTTGTCTTCGTTCTCCTGTGTCGGTTTCATGCCGCCGGCTTCCCATAGCCGGTACCCGCCGACCGAAACACCGACCGCCACCGCCACCTCGATCTGCGTCAGGCCCAGCTCTCTCCTCCGGGTCCTTATTGTGTATGGCGTGATCATTTCTTTATCCTCCTATCTTCTATCCACCAGTCCATTACTTCCTGGGCGCTGGTCCACCCTGTCCGCAGCCCGTCAGCCTTCCGCTTTTCCAGCATTCGGCCAAACGCCCGCTGGTAGGCCTGCTTGTATTTTGGCCACCTATCAAATTCCCGGTTCTGGCTTTTCGGTCCGCCAAACGGGCAGCCTATGCAGCCCAGGCGCGTGAAGCCTTCATCGTAAAGGCTGCAGTAATTAATGCCGCGGGCTCTTATGAAGTCCCACACCTGTTCATCGGTCCAATCAACGATCGGGTTCAGCACGTGCTTGCTTCTGATCTGGCATTGCTCCACCATCTGCCGCGCTTCGTCGTTGTCGCTGTTGAGCATAAATTTCTTTGACGGGTCTTTGCTGCGGCTGCCGGTGTTTGTCTCCACCACTTGCCTGGTGGCTTTTCTCCGGACCGATTCTGCCCAGCGTACGCCGGTGATTACGAACCGCCCATCTCCGCCGCCTTCCTTTAAGTGTTCGCAGCAATACCGCGCGAGCCGGGTTGGCGGCATGCGCTTCTTTACGATCAGGTTCCACATGGTGGTCTGTTTTCCGTCCCGCATCGGCCTGTCTATGCTGACCTCCGGCCTGTTGTTCCTGATATGGTTTACCAGCTCCGGTGGGTCCACGCTGGTGAGGTTGTAGTGCGCGTCGAATTTCACCCCGGCCATCTTCGTCAGATCCAGGATCACATCGCTGTCTTTGCCGCCGCTGTATGCGACGAAGTATCCGCCTGTGCGCTCCGCGATCGGCGCGAAGGCCTGAATCCGATCTATGGCTTTTTTGATGTGGCTGGTATCCCCGTCAAATAGCCCCAGCTGTTCTTGCATTTTGTTCTCTCCTCTCTTATCTGTTCTGATATCCTCCCTATAACGAATTCCACGCAAGGGATCGCGACGCTGTTCCCGAGTGCCTTGTACCTTGCCGTGTCCACCGCGCCTTCTATGTCGGTCCATCCGTCGGGGAAACCCTGCAGGCGTTCGCACTCGAGCGGCGTCAGCCTTCTTATGGCGTAGTCTATGCTGACGCATTGTGGGTCCTTCCAATCACGAGCCTTGAGTGTGGACGCACATTCCTTAAAGTTCTGTGCGTGGTAGGTTTCGATGCTGTAGGCTTCCTGTATGACCATCGGCACGTTGCCACCCCCAGTTCCCATCCGGCTTGTGAGGGTCTGCACTTTTCCGCTCTCGTCTATGTCTACCCTGCTGTCTGCCGGATGGTTTTCTACGATGTAGACTTTCGGCTCGAATAGCGTTTGGTTGTTATTGCATGATAGCGTCGCGCTCTTGTTCTCTTGTATCAGAGGCCCTTTGCCCCCCCCGTCGCATCCGCATCTAATGAGCATTGTCTTTGGAGTGCCTCTTTCAGCACCTTCGGCAGCTTCTTCCCTCGCGTCTCCGCCCGGCGAAGTATGCCCGCGCATGCTTTCGGGCTTAAGTAGTATTTTGTGTGCGGATTGTCCTGTAAAATCGACGATAAGGAAGACCCTACGGCGACGCTGGGCCACTCCATGGTATTGGGCGTCCAACACTCGCCAGGCAAGGCTGAAATGGTCTCCCATGACCGCGCCTGCAGTAGGCCACTTTCCTTTCGTAGGTCGAGGAATAATAACGGTTTCGTCTGCGGTTTTGCACAGTTCTTCGATGACTGCATAAAAATCTTCACCTCCATTGCTTGAAAATGCGCCAGGCACGTTCTCCCATACCGCATACCTTGGGTATAGCCCGAGGGTTTCTTCTCTCATTTCTCTGATGATCCGGACGGCGTCCATGAACAGCCCGGACCGTGTGGTCTCCTCGTCCCCGAATTCAGAATGTTTCATGCCAGCTCTTTTCCCCGCGACCGATAGGTCCTGGCAGGGGCTTCCGAATGTGATGACGTCGGCGGGCTCCGTCTCCGCGCCGTTTATCTTCGTTATGTCTCCGTGTTGCTTCATCTCCGGGAACCGCCAGGCGCTCACCCGTGTTGGGAATGGCTCGATCTCGCTCGCCCATACCGGTTCTATCCGGTGTCGTGCGCCTGCAAGTGGGAACCCGCTGATCCCGTCGAACAATGACGCTAATGTTAACATTTTCTGTTTTGTCCTCCTATCTTGTTGTACTACTGATGCTTTCATTTTAAACCCGGCGTTTGTGTTCGTCAACGTCATTTCTACGTCTTTTTGTATTTCTTATGTATTTTTGTATATCTACTTGACGTTATAAACGACAAGAGTTAAGATACACACATACTAAAGAACGGCCCGCCCGGGTCCGCTGTCTATAGCCCTTAACCGTTATTTAACCGTTATTCTGAAAGGAAGGTATTAAAATGGATAGTTTGGAAATGCTGGACTTCGTGTACGACGCCCTGGTGGAAACTATGGAAAATGATCAGCGTATCAAAAGGGTTGAAACTTTCGAGCAGGCGGGTATCCTGTCGAGCCAGGTCGGTGTTGTGGTCACGCTGAAAACCGGGGGCCAATACCAGATCACCCTGGTCCGGTCGCGTTAGATGGTATTAGTAACGTAAAACGCAAAATGCGTAATTATAAAATAGCTTAGTAACTTAAAACGCGAAGGAGGTTTGTTATGTTGAGAAGATTTCACGCGGCGTTCTGGGACGGTGAACGCCTGATCCCGTTAAAGATCACGCTTGTCCTGCTGACGCTCCTCGTCAGCTGTTGGGAATAAAAAAGGCCCCGGTTCTCCGGGGCCTTTCTTGTTAAGATTTTATAGCTTTTTCTTTAATACCGCTTTTCTTATTAAACTTTGTTTTCTTATGCTTCCAGTGGTTCCTGGTATCGTATGCTGATCTGGGGGGCTATGAGAATCTTCTGCCCGATTTCCTTCCCGTGGTGGTATTCTCTTACAGCGCCTGGGCTATCCTCCCATCCAGGCAACATGGCCATGACCCCGCAAACGTCCTGCATGGTCCTGCAGATATCCATGTAGTCTTCGTAGTTCAGGCCGGGCGGCAACACCGCCGGGTTTAACACCACGTAGCCCTGCCGCTCGTAATATTTCGCGGCGTTGTTAAACTTCACCCGGTATCCCGGGTCCGAGCTTATAGGTCCTGATAAAAACCGCGCGTTGTCATTCATTTTAAGTTCCTCCTGATGAATCTGATCTGGTTATTGGCGTTAACGTAGGCGACGGGCCTGTTGGTCTGGGCTTCCGCAAGGATCGCCCGCACGCCCAGATCCCCGCGGAACACGTCTTTCGTTCCGGTGTCCACGAAGTAGACTTCATTCTTTGAAAAGCCCCGCGCGCGGCTCGGCTGGTTTGCGTTGGTCGCGGCTCTATTTAGGTTCATCTTGTGCCTCCACAATTTTGACTTCGCATTTTATTCCCGCCTTGGCCATGAGCGCTATAAAGTCCATTTCCTCCATCTTGATCAGCTCCTGGTCCTCCTTAAGGTATGTTATGCACTCAGCTTTGAGGCCCGCTATTCTCCGCCGGTTTGTCTTGGGGTTTTTAGGGCGCTTGTGCATAAATGTAACCGCGCCCGGGCCTATCCCGCACAGCACCGAATCTCTATACTTGGCCCAGATTGCTATTAGCCGCTGCTGTTCCGGTAGATAGGGCTTATCCTTGATGCTTATGATCAATTTCGCGTCCTGGTCTCCGAGTGCCATTATTACGGCGGCCGCGTTCTTCTCATCGAGTGCCTTTATGACTTCACCTTCTTTGTTCATCTTGTGCCTCCTATTCTATTTGCTCTACCCAATCTGCTTGTGGGCTCCCGGCGTCGTCGGCGTTTTTCAGCTTATACTCCAATTCTTCAAACTTTCGTATGGCTTTGTCTGCGGCTTCCGCTTCGTCCCCTGCGTGGACCGTGATCGTTCTTTGCCCGGTCATCGCTCTTAAAATAAATAGTGCTGTGGGTTTTCCTGCTTCTCTCCTGGTGCTTTCTCTTGCTACTCATTGTCTGTTTCTCCCTTCTTTAATAAAAGCCCTGACCACCGCGATGTCGTTGTTCGGTACGGTGATGTGGTCGCTTCCTTTGTTGTCGGTTGTAAAAATAATAAGCGGTTTGCTGCGCCCGGGCTTCCGGGCTCTTATAATTTCGTACTCGCCTTTGGTGTCCTCCATGACCCAGCCGCCCGCCTGCAGCCAGGTTTTAAAGTCGTCTATCTTGCTCCTGTGGAGCAGCGCTCTGTCTGCCATGGCTTTACTCCTTTTTATAAAACGCGCATTCATATCCGTCTGCGCGGAGCGGCAGCCCGTAGGCCCACTCCGGCGTTTTGCCCATGATCTCGCACACTTCGTCCAGCGTTCCTTCACTCGCTTCAATGATGACCTCGTCATGTACATGCATGACGATCCGGTACCCGTGCCCATAAAGCCGCCGCATCGCTTCGCCCAAAATGTCCCGGCTGATAGCCTGGACGATGTTCTCCACCAGCTTCGGGCCGTAGGTGTCGATCCGGCCCCAGGTTTTTCTGCCCTGGTCGGTTCCTTCGTATGTCAGCCCCATTTTCCCGTACCGGTCCTCCTCGATCCGTGGCCGCGGGTATGCGAGCCGGCGCCCGTTCGGCAGCTGCAAAAACAAAAAGCCTGCGTCGTGGGTGAAGACCAGCCCGTGGGTTCCGGTGATCTGTTTGCGCTTCACCGCATTTATGGCGGCGTCTCCAACGTCCCACCAGAGCTCTGTGATTGCCGGGTTGGCGTTCCGCCACATTTTCACAAGGCCTGGGAGCTCGTCTTCGGTGAGCCCCATACGGATCGCGCCCATGGCTTCCAGCGCGCCCTTGGCGCCGCCGTACCCGAGGGCCAGCTCTGCGATCTTCCCCTTCTGCCGCAGCGCGTATTCCGGTTCGCCCTTCTTGATCTTCTCGATCGGAACACGGAACATTTGGCTGGCGCTGGCTTCGTAAATCTTGCCATGCGTGTTGAACACGTCCATGCGCCAGCGCTCTCCTGCAAGCCAGGCGATCACCCGGGCCTCAATGGCTGAAAAGTCAGCCACCAGGAATCGGGCGCCGTCCTCCGGGATCAGCGCGGTCCTGATCAGCTGCGACAGCGTGTCGGGCACGTCGCCGTATAAAAGCTCGAGCCCTTCCGCATCTCCGTCCCGGAGCAATTCCCTTGCCAGCTCCAAGTCTTCCAGCTTGTTCTGTGGTAGGTTCTGCGGCTGGAATATCCGGCCCGCCCATCGCCCGGTCCGGGCTCCGTAGAACAGCATCGTCCCGCGTATCCGGCTATCGTCGTTCATGGCTCTGGCCAGCGCTGCGTATTTAGACACGCTGGTCTTCCCCAGCTCCCGGCGAATCTCGAGCACCCGGCGCACCGTGTCGCTGTCGGTGCTTTTCATGAGCTCCGGCACGGTCTGCTTGTTCAGGCTCTCTATCTCGATGTCCTCCGCTGCTTCCAGCCAGCGCTTTAGCTGCGATATGCTGTTGGGGTTATCGAGCCCGGTCAGCTCTATCGCTTCGGCTTCCAGGCGCTTCTTTATTTCCAGGTCTGCTTTGATGGCCTCTTTGACCAGCTTCTTATCCACGCGCACGCCGGTGTCGTTGATGATCTGGTCCAGGCTCCACAGCGCTTGTTCCGGTCCGCTTATGGTAAACTTTTTAAGCCGGTCTCTGATGGCGCGTTCCACCTCCACGTCCTGCTTGCAGTATTCTTTAAACAGCGCCCACTTGTCCGGGTCGTGGTGTGGAAGGTTCCGGGTCCGCTGCCCGTTCCTGGTGGTGGGTTTGCAGGGCTTCGAGAAGTAGGTTATAAGCGCCTTGCCGGCTTCCATCTTCTGCTGTTCGATGTTCAGCGCCTTGGCCACCTGGTCCAGGCTCCTGGGTAGTCCCAGGCTCGCTGCATGGACCGCGGTGCATCGCCATTGTGCCGGCGTCATCTCCCATCCGGTGGCAGCGGTTAGGCACGTCCTCTCAAAGTTTGCATTGTAGGCGGTCTTGATCGGCCCCGGGCGTACGAGCTCGAAGAGCAAGTCATCGGGCACCGGTTCGCCGCATGCCAGGTCTATGATATGCACCGGCTCGTCGTCCCAAGCGTAGGCCAGGAGCAATATTTCAAAGTCCGGGCTCTCGGCGTATTTGTAAACGCCGGCGCTGATCAGGTCCACGCTGCTGTATGTTTCTATGTCTATCGCTAACGTTCTCATTTGCTTGTCTCCTGTTTTGGTATGTCCTGCAGCTCCGGGTGCTCGATCTCTGTTTGGATCGCGCAGAGGCAGTTCCAGGCGGCTGCGGTCAAATGGTCCTCATCGTTCTCGCCGTCCAGGTATTTGAAAATGTGGCGCAGGGCGCTGTCCATATAGTTGCTGATCGGTATTCCTTTTTCCCAATTCCGATCACCGTATTTTACTGCGCCGTTCTCGAAATGCCGGGCCAATCTGTGTATGGCTTTTGGCGGCAGAAGATCGTATCGGCCTTTGTCGGCGCCCCTGTCGCGAACCGCGCCGGTCTCGTACTCCCGGCGCGCTCCGCTGTCCTTAACTTCTTTATATTCTCCGGGCCGTCGTGACGGCAGCTCCGGTGCTGTTGATTCGTGCATCATTTTCTCACCTCCTGAAATAAAGAGCCGGGGTTTTGCCCCAGCCCGCTTTGCTTAAAGTCCGAGGTCGTCCTCGTCGTCGTCTCCTATAAGATCCCGGAAGTCGTCTTCTGGTCTGCTTCTGCCTGCCAGCGGTTCGCCCTCGTCGGTCTTCATGATGTTGTTAAGCCCTGCGCCTATGCCGCGGTTCCCTGCCTGGTTATAAGGGAAGAAGTTTACGCTGACCGCTCCGTAGCACCCGCTATAAAACTCTGTCGGGTCGATGATCGGCTGGCCCTTCTTATCCACCAAGCCTGGTTTGTTCAGGCTGTTGGCGTTCATGAAGTACATTCCCTCGAATTCTTCCATATCCGGTTTGTCCTCGTCGCCGTCGCGCAGCGGCGTCTTTAATGTGGTCGGAATCTTGCCGCCCCATAATGTCGCGCCGTTCTGCTTTGCGGCCTCTATGGCTTTCTCGATCTTGGCCAGGGCTTTCTTGTCCTTCTTTGGTATCAGGATCGTCACGCTGTATTTCGGGTCGTTCCCTTCGACGATCGCCGCCGGGGCGAATACATGCGCGTAGCTGAATCTTACGTTTTCAAGTACCACCTTTGTGGCCGGTTGTGCTGCTTTACTCATTTGTGTATCCTCCTCTTATTCTGTTAGCCCGGCGAAATCGTCCAGGGCGCTTTGTAGTGACCCGATCTCCGGTCGCTTATCTGTTTCCGGTACCAGGACCGGCTTTCCTGCTGGTTTGATGATGTGGTCCTGCAGCAATTCCTCAAACCGCTTTTTGCCTATGGCTTTTTCCAGGGCGGTGATCCCCAGGAGCGTTCTTTCGTATATGATTGCTTCGGCTATTCCCGCATCGATCAGGGCCGACGCCGCTGCGTCCGCGTCGCTGTACTTCCTGTTGCTTCTGCCCTCGACCAATTTCCAGCCCGGCCATTTGACGCCGTGCTTCTCGGCCTGTTCCAGGGCGTGGTCCTTAACCTTCGCGGCCCAATTCATGAGCTCGTCGATCCGTCCGAGAATGTCCGCGATTTCGTCCGGCATCAGGATGTTCGGGTGTATGAAGTCGTATTTTGCCAGGGCCAGGTTGTAGTCGGCTCTCGCTTTGCAAACCGCGGCGCCTCTGCAGAATTGGCAATGGTCGCCGGGCTCGTACTCGCCTTGTCCATCGTAGGCCCTCTTTGCTCTTGGCCTGACTTCGGTTTCTGCCCAATCCAGAAGATCCTCGACCAGCATTTCGCTGGTGGTGAGGCTGTCCAGCCTCGGCTGTGCAATGGTCATGCGCACGCTTCTAATGTTGTATAAAAACTCGAATGCTGACCATGCGCCCAGGCCGTATAGTTTCAGCTGCGGGTTTCCCTCCGCTTCGACCGGTACGCCCTTCCCGTATTTCAGGTCGATCACTTCCAGCGTGTCATCGGCTATGATGATCACGTCGCCGGTGCCGAACCCTTCCGGCGCCCAGCTGGAATAATCGAGGCGCTGTTCCAGGTAAATCACCGCGTCTTTGGTCGTGGCCCTGGCTTCGTTAAATCGCTCTATCACGAAGTCCACGTATTTGGTGATGTGCTCCTCCATGGCTCCGTCGTAGAACGGGTTGGCGGCTCGGAAGGCTTCGGCCTTGTGCGCCGCGCTGGGCGCCCAGTCCAGCGTTGCCCGGATCAGGTGTTCCGCGAAGTAGTGCGCTGCGGTTCCTTCGCTGGCGTAGCTGCTGGTGGTCTCCTCGAATTGTTCTTCGAACCGCGCGCTGGGTGTGCAAGCCAGCCAGCGCTTCGCGCTTGAAGCACTTAGTAATGCGTGCGCGCTCATATCTTCTCTGCCTCCGCCAGCATGCTTGCGTAGTCCTTCTGGTCTACGTCTGTGAATTTCTTTACTCCGTATTTGGCGAGCAGCTCTTGTATTTCGGTTTTCTTGCCGGCCTTCTGAAGATCGCCCAGCACCGCTCTGACCATTTCTTTGGTTACCTCTTTGGCCTCGTCTTTTGTGGTCTCTGGGAGTACTTCGGGCTCCTCCCATGGCGGGGTTTCTTTTTCTGGTGCGGGCTCGGCTTTCGGTTTTAGTCTGTAGGTATCCTCTTTGCTTTTCAGGAGGTCTTCAATCGAGGCCTTCTGCTTGGCGTGTTCTTCTTTTATGAATAGCGCGAATTCGTCCAAAGCCCCGGAGATCGCGGCGGCTCTTGTTTCGTCTACTGTTAGTTCTATTAGAATTCTCATTTGTTCTCCTCCTTATCTGCGTACAATGCGGCCTTGATGGCGCCTTCAAATGTTTGATAAAGGTCTATCGTTCTTTTGGTGCCCCGGATCGTCACCAGTTCGTACTTGAACCCGTCCGGTCTGTTTAAGATGGTTATGTAGTTCGCGTCGCCTTTGCCGTGGCCGTTCTTTGCCTTGGCGACCTCCATCATGTCGTCCACGTTCAGCAGTTCTTCTGTGATCTTAACTGTTAGCATTTCTTATCTCTCCTTTGTTACGCTCCTCGATGATTGCGGCCGCTATGGCCTTTACCAGATCCGTGTAGTCGATCGGCTCCGCGGCGGTTTGTTTGCGCTCTGTCACTTTTCCGGTCTTTCGGCTATACGTCACTTCCATTTTGGGCCTCCTCCGTTGGCTCGAGCATTTCGATGAATGCTTCCAGCGGCTCCCGGGTTTTGATCGGTCCGAATATGGCGGCCCGGTCTTCCCCGAGCACCGCGGCGATCTTTTCCTGGTTCTGCTCATTCGGTGTGTGCAGGCCCTTCTCCCAGGCCCAATAATTACGCTGCTGCACCTTTAGGCGCTCGGATATCGCTTCCTGCGATAGCCCGGCCTTCGTGCGCAGCAGCTTCATTTTGGTGTACCAGGGCGTTTTCTCGTCGATCAGTTGCATGGCGTTCCTCCTTCCCTTTTGTCGTTATTAACGTCTTTATGGCTATATTAGCACTGGTCAGAACGGAAGTCAACCACAAATTGTCCTGATTTGCGTCATTTATTTACTCTCTTGACTTTTGCCGTAATTTACGTTACTATCATATATAATTTGTATTAAATAAGAAGGAGTTGATATGGATGTCAAATATTAAACATTTGGGACTTCTGGTAAAACAGGCGAGAGCCATCATCTCTGATAACGAAAACCAGAAAGTTACCCAGGCCGATTTAGCGGCCCGGCTTGGAATCAGCCGATCGTATTTAGCGGATATCGAAGTGGGTCGCATTGAGCCTTCCTATGCTATACTGTCCGGCCTTGCGGATATCGCGGGACTGTCTTTAGAATTCTTCAGAATTGATGGTGGGCCAGCGGGTCCTCATGGCGCAATCCCAATCTTGGGCCTGATCCGCGCCGGGGAGCCTATTGAAGCGGTCGAGTCGGTGATGGGCTTTATCCACGTACCACTCCGCGGAAACCCGGGTGAATATTTCGCTTTGTTGGTCTCTGGTGATTCTATGAATCAATGCGCGATCAACGACGGCGATATTGCGGTGGTGCGGCAGCAGCCTGATGTGGAAAACGGCGAAATCGCCGCGGTGATTATCGATGAGGAAAAGGCGACGATCAAAAAGATTTATAAAAACGGTTCCTATATTTCCTTGAGCCCTTGCAGCTCGAATCCGGGCCATCAACCTCGTATTATCGATCCTGCTATCACGCCGGTGCGTATCCTGGGTCGTGTAGTAAAGGCGGTTATCAATCTATGAGAGCTTTTGTCTACGCGCGCTATTCGTCTTCTAATCAGCGCGAGGAATCCATCGATGCCCAGCTGCAGGCCTGCCGTGAATATTCCGCTCGGGAAGGGATCGTCATTGAGAAGATCTTTGTCGATGAGGCGGAATCCGCCCGGTATGATGCTCGGCCCGGCTTCCAGGAAATGATCACGGCGGTGAAAATGGGCCCGCCTGATATGGTGCTTGTTCATAAGCTCGACCGGTTCTCCCGTAACCGCTACGACGCGGCGGTCTATCGGCGCAAGCTGAAAGACTACGGCGTGCGCCTGGTGTCGGTCCTGGAACCGCTGGACGGCTCCCCGGAGTCGGTTATTCTTGAATCGGTCCTCGAGGGAATGAATGAATATTATTCACGCAACCTGGCGCGCGAAGTTGCAAAGGGTATGCGGCAAACCGCACAGAAGGGCCAATGGTGCGGCGGTCGCCCGCCCATCGGTTATGTAGTTGGTCCTGATAGGAAGCTGGCGATCGAACCGGAAGGCGCAGCTGTGGTCCGGCGCATCTTTGATTTGTTCCTCGATGGCTATGGGTATCAGGCGATCGCGGCGCAGCTGAACAAGGAAGGCCTGAAAACCTCCCAGGGCACCGTTTGGTACAAGTCTTCGATTCACACCATTCTGACCAATGAAAAATACGCCGGAGTCTATGTGTTCAATCTCCGGGCCTCTGCCCGTGAGGACGGTTCCCGGAATAATCACGCGTATAAAGAAGCCGCTGATATTATTCGGATCGAGGGCGGCGTGCCGGTTATCATTGATGCTGAAACTTGGGGGAGGGTTCAGGAAAAAATGGCAAAAAGAAAAAAATGGCCGCAACCTCGAAGGAACGGCGCTTATCACTACATGCTTACCGGTTTGTTGTTCTGCGGGGAATGCGGCGGTTCGATCGTCGGCGGCGGGGATCGCGGCAAGGGCTACCCGTATTACACTTGCACCCGAAAAGTCACGAAAGCCTGCGCGAATCCAACCATCGGGCGTGATTGGCTCGAGAGCCGGGTTCTCTTTGCATTAAAAGAGCGGGTTTTCACGGATAGCGCCATTGATTCTATGGTGCCCCAGGTCCTATCTGAATTAGCCAGGCGCGACGAAACCGGCGCCGATGAGCTCTTGGTTTTGCGTGCCCAAATAAAAAGCGCCCGGGCGAAAATCGGGCGCCTGATTGATATGGTCGAAGATGGAACCGCGGGGCCAGATGTCGCTGCGCGAATTTCCGAAAGGCGGGCCGAGCTCGATGTGCTCCTGGCACGCGAGTCGGAATTGGCAAACAGGCCTGTGGTGAAATATACCGAGGATATGATCCGCGCGTATCTGCTAACGTTCCGGGGCTATCTGGAAAGCAGCGACCCCGCGCTAAAAAGAAAAGCCCTCGAGGCGTTTGTTCGGCGCGTCGAGGTCTTCTCTGATCATGTCGTTTTAAAGTTCCGGGTTGATCCGGTCGCCCGCGAGGACGACGATCTGCCGCCGGCGTCCGGTGGGGCAGATAGGGTTGGTGAAGGTGGGGCGATCAGTACCGTATCTGCCCTTGGGCCGGACCCGGTTGGTGAATCCGTATGCGCTCTACGGTCTATTTTTTTACGTGTTGGGAAATCCGGAAACGGTGGCAGACCGACCCCCCCGCTTACTCCTTTGGGGTAGCCTGTTCCTGGTTCTGCTGAATTATAATCGCCATAATGCTGAGAATCTCCTGCGCGGAGATATCAAGCGTTTTGTACACAATTGAATCCGTTTTGATCGGCGTATTTATCAAAGTGATATAAACTATTGGGGTGTTAAGGTTATTCAGGGTGATCTTGACTTTCATGCTTTTAACAAGGTTCTTTGTCTTTCGTTTCCCGGTGATGCCGCCAACAACAGCGCCGACGCCCCCAAATAACACGCCCCCCGCGATGGCCCGGCCAAGGCCCCCCGATGTGAGGCTCTCCTCGTCCTCTAATAGATCACAATCTATGATGTCGCTGTATAAATAAATCTGGGGATCGTTTTTCTTGTCTGGGATCAACCACTTCTTTTGATCGTCGTCAAACTCGATAAACGCGCCGACCCGTTTTGTCATGTTAAAGCCCGGGTAGTTAGTTTCCTTCTTATTAAATAGCCCCATGTGGCACCTCCTTCTATACGCTATAATGCTTGTATTTTATTATATCCGACCCTGTTCAATATTTCCATATAAAATACGCAAACACCCCGCCTGGGTTAGCGGGGTGCCTGCGGTTGGTAGGAGGATACAAAATGCTGGTAAGTTTGCAAATGTTAAGCGGCTGCCTTGATCTGGTTTAGCTGATAAACCGCAGCCTCAATGATGGCGTCCAGCTGCGCGTCTGTCAGCTTGATGCCCTTCTGGTTAAGCATGGCCAGGACGTAGGCTTTCTTGTCCTTCCCCGCTCCCGGTGTATTGTATATCTGTTCTGCTGCCATGACCGCTATTTCCACGGCGGTCATTATTTTGTCCTGCTGCGCTTCGGTGGTCCGGGCCTTGATGTAAGGCACCAGCACGTAGGTGAAAATCGCGCCAATGATCGAAATGATCGCCAGCGTTATTTGCAATATTAATTCTGTGTTCATTATACTACCTTCCTTCCTGTTACTTTTTCAAAGAGGCGGACCATGATTACCGCGGCCTGTTCTCTGGTTAGCGATCCGGCGGGATAGAACATTCCGTCTTCGCCTGCGGAAATAAGCCCGAGGTTCTTTGCCGCCTCGATGTATTTCACACTCCATCTGTCGTCTTCAACGTCTTTGAAAACTGTGCCCATGCCTTCATGCTCCTTTCGTGTGTTTGTAATGATCCAATAGTATTTTACCTCTGCCCTCAATATCGACAGCGGCGCTTTGGTTTTAAACGGCGTTGTCGAGTTCGGGTCGTTGATTAGTACCTGGTCTCCGTCGTTCCCGTACCAGAGTATGTAATGGCCGGAGCGGGTCCATCTGCCCGGGCCCATGCAGGCTATTACGAAATCTCCCGCGTTTACCGCGCCCCAGGCCAGATCGTGAAGCGGCTTCGCTTTGTCTGCCGCCATGCCTCTTAAGCCCACGGTATTGACCCGTTTTACCTCGATCCCGTAAGCGGCGCCCTGGGGTATGAAGTAGCTGTAATAGGTACCCTGGTTTGGTGCTTTGTATCCCTTTTGAAGCGCCCAGGCGCACGTCTCTTTCGGCGTTACGGACGGGTCCTTCAGCGTGGCTATGATCATGGCCATGCAGCTGGGCCCGCAGCCCGAAGCACCTATGGTTGTCTTTTCTCCCGGCGCCGAGTAGTCGATGTCCTTCCAGCGCGGGTCTGTTTGTAGATAGCTGATTGGTTGCATCTCATCATCTCCTATATTTTCTGGTCCGGCTTATTTTCGTCTTTGATCGGCTCGTCCTGTTCGTCCAATATGATCTTCTCTTTACGCTTGGCCCATTCGGAAAGCCAGCCCAAGTGCGCCCCGGAATCGCATAAATTTTCCACAATGCTTTGGGTCTCTCGTAAGAACAAAATGGAATAGACCACGGTGGCAAAGAAAACGCTGACCTGTTCCAGCTGCACTACCCGGTAGGAAAGCCCGGCGAGGATCGCCACCACCAGGTATGAATAAATCTTTATTTTCGTTCCGCACCAGAGGGCGTCGGATCGTATTTTCTTGTTCTTGACGGCTTTCAGGTATCCGCCTTCCTGTGCGGCAATGGCCACGTATTTCGTGATGATGTCCAGAATGATCGTAACGCCGACCGCAATGGCAGCGGTCATGAAGGCTTCATCCGGGAACAAAATATAATTGATCGCGGCAAGGATGCACCCGAATATTGGGGTCGTACCGGAAAAGACTTTAGCTGTATAAAGGGTGAATTGCTCCATCTGTTCTCTCCCTTCTTATGTCCAGGTTCTTTCAAGCTCCGCCCTGCCGAGAATCGGCTTTCCGCCGGTGGTCCCTGAAAACTCATAATATAACGGCCCCTGGTCCGCCGGTAGTGTGTAGTCGTAAAAGTACACGCCGAGGCTTTCTCTGGTTGGTGTTATGTTCTCACCTATCTGTACTCTCCGCCCGTTGTAAATCTTAAGCACGACGCCTGTCGGGTCCACCAGGTTCCCGTCAAAATCTTTAAACGTGCCCGTTAGCCGTACTGTGTTTCCTTGTAATGCCAAATTCAACACCTCCCATGAAAGTTTGACCTCGCTCTCTGTCTCTGTTAATCCCGCGCTGTTTTCGATTATCCCCAGCGCGGTTTGATGCTGGGTTATCCCGAGGCTCACTTCGTTTTCGGTTATGCCGAGCTCCGTGGTGTCCTCTGAAATTCCCAGGAATATGACCAGCTGTCTGAATGTGCTGTTGACCCATTTACTGACCGTGCCCACCGTCGCGGTTACGGTCTTCGGTAGTTTCTTCAGCGAGAGTGCTGTCGTGCCTACCGCTGCGCTGGTGGTCTTGTGGATCGCTTGGGCTTTCGCGGCTGTAGTTCCGATGGCCGCTGTTAAACTGTTATTGATCTTGCGCTTTAGGCTGGCACCGGCCTGGGTCGTCGCTGTCAGCGCTTTGTGTTTGACCGCGGCTCTCGCCATGCTGGCCGTCGTTCCAGCTGCAGCTGTTAAAGTTTTGAAAAGCACCAGCACCGCGCTTCTGGTCATGCTGGCCGTGGTGGCCGCGGTTGCCGTCAGCGTCTTCTTAATGATCAGCACGGAATCGTATAGAAATGATCCGGTTGTGCTGATCGTGTCGCTCATGGTCTTGCGGGTCTTGCGGGCTATGGTGGCCGTCGCTGCTATGGAAGCTGTCAGCTGCCGCTTCGTGGCCCGGACCGCTTTCCCGGTGGTCGCTATTGCGTCCGCCATGGTTTTGCGGGCTATCCTGGTCAGCTTCCCGGAGATCCCCACTGTATCGCTCACGGTCTTCCCGGTCTTCCGGGCGATCGTTGCCGCAGACCCTGCTGTGGCTGTCAGCGTCTTCTTTAACAGCCCAGCGATTTTAGACCCGGCGCTTGATGCGGTAATTGCGAGACCGGCTGTCAAGCTGCGCCGGGCGGTCCTGGCTATTTGAGCGCTTGCCGCTACCGCGTCTGTCAGCGTTCTTTTGATCGCTCTGGCGGCCGCAGCGGTGGTACTGACCGCGTCGGTCAGGGCTTTCGCGGTTTTCCGCGTGGCTGTGGCGGTCGCGCCGCCTATTGCGTAAACATTGCCTATCGTGGTGACCGTCTTTCCGCATTCGTCTATGAACGTCGTTGCTCCTGCCGATTCCTGGAATTTTAAACAGAGAACCGTGTTAGCGTCATTTTCGAAGTTCGCCGGTGGCGTGAACGCGCCGGTATATCTGGCCGCGCCTTTAGTTATTCGTATGCCTTTAAGCTGCCCATTCAAACAAGAAGTCAGGTTCTCTCCGTATGCGCCTATACCCAATTTGTAGGCTATGTTGTCCAGAGCGTAGGTACTGATGTTTCCTGCGGTGCCTACCTGGCTCCCGTCGTAGTAGATCTTCAGCGTTGTGCCGTACCTAACTAAAGCGACATGATGGAAGTTCGTCGTGTCGCTGAAAGTGGTAGGCGTGCTTGCTATTTCGACGTAGCGGCCGCCGCTGTGGTATGCCCTGGCGACAAGGACGTTGGTGGACCCAAAACCAAAGAAAAAGCCTATAGTACTGAGCCCGCTATTGCATTGTCCTATTATTCTTTGGGTGCCTGTGGCTTTAAGTTTGACCAGCGCTTCTAAACAGAAATCTCCAGCGCCAAAGTGCCAATCATCAGAATCCAGAAGTGTTAAAGCATCACCGGAGCCGTCAAAGTCCGCCCCGCCGCCCATCATCGTCTTAACGATAGCTTCCAAGGTTTTCTTGCTCACCATACCGGCGGCTTTTGATGCAGCTGTCGCTACCGCGCCGGCCAGCGCTTTTTTCAGCGCTGCGGCCCGGGTGATTGCTCCGGCTACCGCTACGGCATCGGTCAGCGCCTTCGTGTAGTTGCTTGAAAACGGCGCCACCACCGTTGAGCTCGAATCGGTCCCGAAGGCTATAGTCCTGGTGGCGTTGGTCTCGCTGTTCCTGCAGATAAAGTCAACCCTTATCCGGTCGGTGGCGTTCCCTGCCGCCCAATCCTTTGAGGCTGTCGTGAATGTATAAACCCCGGTCGCGGATAGCTGTTGTTCGGCTGTCGCTCCTGCGCTTTCCTGGATCGTCCCGGCGCTGTTTATCCGGTGCACGTTGACCGACAAATACACGTCTGCCGAGGCGGTTGTTACGTTCACCTTGACCTCAATTGATCCGGTCGGGAATTCTGAAAGGCCGGGGCTGCCTGAGCGCGTAAAAGCGTATTGAGTCTCCGTGGCCGCCTTTGCAATGGTGAATGATAGGGTGCCGGAGGCGGCGGAATCTTCCAGGTATTTGCTGAAATCAGCGCCGCCCGTCAGATCTGAATTGGTGCTACCCAGGTAATATGTTTTAGCCATTTTCCGCCTCCCCTATAAACTCTGGTTAATTCGTGAATTGTACCTTGATCGTGAATTCGATCGAATCCCCGCTGTTCACGTTGATCGCGCTGAATGTTCCGTGTAAGAAGCAAGTTGCCCCGGACAGCGCTGCCTGGTTGAAGATCCCCACTTCTGTGATCGCCAGCGATCCTGCCGCGGTGATCTGCTTCACCACCTGGTATGTGTCATTGGTCTTGCTGGTGGTCTGCTGTGATTGGGTACCGGCTGTTCCACAATCCGTCGCGGTTGGTGCTGCCGGTGTCTGCATGCCCGTGTCTCCCACAGCGGCGCCGGTTGCCCCGGTGCCCCAGGCTACATACTTGTGGGCGCTTGCCGCAAGAAGGGCGGTAATTAGTCCGAGCCCGTTGTTCACACAATATACTGCGTCTGCCATTGTTAGTTACCTCCGTTCATTATTTTATCTTTGATTTTAGCCAATACGTTTTTATCCGGTTGCTTCATTTCGCAAATCTCGCCCAGGTCCTCGACGGTCCCGTCGGCTCTCCTGACTACGGCACAGATCGTGATTTTCTCCACCTTGCCTTTAGCGTTCTCCATGGGTTTTCTCCTCCTCTCCTGTTATGCTGTTACTTCTGTCCAGCCCGCCGGGTATGCGGTCGGGCTCCATACGTTGGCGTCTATGGTGCTTTCGTAGGTCTTGCCTTCAAACGTTACCCGGTCGCCTATCTTATAAGCGTCCTGGGCTCCGGTCGGTTGTACCCATGGTGCTACGGTCCCTACCGGGATCGCCGGGGTGAAAAGCGCCGGCGTGCTTTCCGGTGTCCAATCGGCCTGACTTGTGTGGGCCTGGACCACCTTGTACAGCTTTCCTGTGTATTGGACGATGTCGCCTATCTGGTATGCGGTTCCGGCTGTGAATGCCGGGTACACACTCGCCAGCTGCTCGATCTCCTCTGGCGCCAGGGCCTCTGTCTTGATCAGGTCCCGGGTAGCAATCTGGGCGGCCTTGCGGCTGGCCACAAATTGCCTATTAAATTCTACGGCTTTCGCCAGGCGTTCTTCGTGTGTCATACGGTTCCACCTCCGTTCAGCATGGTGTCAACAACGGTCTGTAGGTTAGTTATTTGTTCACCGCTGGCCTGCTCCGGTTCTTCTGGTGGGTTTGGGTTCTCCGTCCATGCTGATCCGATCCAGCATTTTCCCATTTGCCTCTCTGGGTATTCATCCAGCAGATAGTTCTGTTCGTTTATTGGGTTCGGCGTGTCTACGGTTCCGGTGCAGATTAAATTCCCGAAAGTGTCAGGCGTTATAATCGCATATTTGTATCTCATTTCATCACCTCAATTCTATTAATTGGTATCTTGCGTACGGCGCACCTGACGGAGACCCGGAATATGAATATCCTGTGAATACTATTTCACTTGCGCTCACACTTGATAAAGCTATATCAAAATATAAACGCACGCTTGAGTCCTCAAAATACCCATACACAAAGCAAAGGCATTTAGCAGGGTTTACGTTTTGTGTTAATGCGGCATTTGCCGGTATGACCCCTTGAGTAGCCGTAACCAGCCCGGTTTGTTTAAACTTAACATAGGCCGGATCGAATTCAATAACCATCAGCCCTATATATCTTCCGGATGTCTCATCTGCATAATCTGCAGTTATATGGGTGCTGTCTACAAAACTAAAACCTACAAATTTAACCGCTGTACTGGCATCCATTTTGGGATGGCTCGTAAGAATAATGATTGCGTAGTCTGGGTCCACTTCACTGATCGTTAATGGGAAATCAAGCGAAGATCCATAAAACCTTTGTATGCTTTTTATTATGCTCGGCGGGAGCCCTATACCATCTCCGGCCCATCTATTGGTGTTCAACATTTAGCTCACCACCCTTGTCATAGTATCGATTATCCCGGATGCGAGATAGGTCGCGGTATAGGTGATCGTTTTATAAACGGTTGTTCCGTTTGCCTCGTAATAAGTTTCGGTGATTGTTTGGTATTGCCCGGCGGTATTTGGATTTGAATACACAATCTTTAAAAACAGCGAATCATCAGCAGGCCGCGTGTATTGCACTTCCGTTGGCCGGTCATATGTATCAACACTCGTGACGTTCCGGTCGTATTTCAGTAGATTATTCTCGTCATCAAACTCCTGCATATAGGACGTTTTGCAATACCCACACACCGCTTCGTCTGTCCGCTCGTCTGTTATCTCTGTCGCGGTAATCGTCGAGAATCCATTTGCCACCGCTATCTTCGCCAAGGATATTTCCCAGGCTGATGCGGTCCGTGTGAGCGTTGGCGCGACCGGGCTTGAGGCTGGGGTACCTTGTCTCAGAGCGAATTCTATTTTCCGGTCTGTATAGTTTAGCCTGGCCACGATCCGGTCAATCCTCGGGTTACCGCTGGTGTTGTCCGCGATAGTCAGGTTGGTTGTTGTGTCTGCTATCCGCATGGCGCCGTTTATCACCGCCACTCCGGTGTCAACATAAACCGTTTTGTTTGGACTGGCTTGGGGTTTAACCTCCAGGCCATTTACTGCGCCTTGGACCACTCCGTTTGAAAACAGCGTACCGAAATAGTCCCGCCAATCCGCCGCGCTGTATTGCCTGTCCCCTCCTATCGATGTAAACGGAAAGCCTAAATCATTTAAGTTGCCCATTGCTTACCTCCTCTTTAATATTTGATCATGTACTTCAAAACGATATACGGCTGTAGGTTGTTATGAGCTGATCCGCTTCCTGCAGGGTCCGTCGTTCCGGCTGTAGCGGAGTTTGAAGTCGACGCGCCCTGGGCACCCGAGGTTCCTGCCGTGCCGGAGTTGACTACTCGCTGCCCGTGGGTATGGGTTGGCATCTCTGCGGCTGAGAGCGTGTGGGTCTTTTCGCCGCCGGTCTCGCCTAAGGTGTCAAACTCTGTCTGCGCTGTGTCCTGCCCTACTATGACCTGGCCCTTTAAGCTCGGAAGGTTGAAGGTCGTAGTTCCGTCTCCGGTTCCGTATGCCGTTCCGATCACCGCGAACAGATCCGCATATGTGCTTCTCGACACGGCCTGCCCCGCACACTCGAGCCAGCCGGTTGGTATGGTCGATCCGGCGAAGGCCGCCACCGTTCCTGGCGGCGGGAGTATTCCGGGCTGTGTTGCGGCTTCGAATCGGTCCAGCTTCTTTGAAATCGCATTAATCGCCTGGCCCAGCGTCCGTTCTGGCTTTCCGAATTCCGGCACCACGCTGATATTCCCCTGCTCGTATATCTCTGTGATTTTCTGAATCTGCAGATCCTGGTAGTCGTCCTTGTCCACGACCACCGTTACAAAATCGCCCAGGTCGTAGTCGGTCTCGTATGTGAATTGCCGGTTCAGCGCTTCAAACTCAAAGCTGTTGACCGGCGCCAATTCTGAAAGGGTTTGCTGCCCGCGTTCTGTCAGCTCCACAATCTCATTGGTGTCACGGGCGTCTATGAAGATCTCTTTCCGGCGGCCTGTTCCAGCTGCGTCCACCTCGATGATGTTCCGGTCGAATCCTTCACCCTGTCCTCCAACGAAGGCCACCGTTTTGGCGCTGGTGCCGTCTTGCACCTTCCGGTACCCGGCCACATTCCCGTACTTCATTCCGAATAGGGCCCGCCCGTTCACACTTTGGCCGGCGGTTCGGTCGATCCCAGCGAGCACGTTGAAAATGAAGCGGCTGTTCGCCGGGTCCAGCTCTAAATTCCAGCCCAGGTCTTCTGTGTCCAGAATCCTGGTGATCTCGTCGGACAAAACCTTGAGCCTGGTCTGCTCCCGGATCGAATCGCCGTATCCCTGTTCCGTCCCCAGCGTGATTGGGTATTGTGCCCGGTCTGGGTCCGTCGGGTTTATGGCGTTTGCATCCACCCAGCCCCGGACGATCTGCTCCCGGGTTCCGTACCGGCTGTCGTAGTCGGTGTCGGCTGGCGGGATCGTGATAAAATCCCGGAGCAGCGTATTGATGTGGCTGGCTGTGATTTTGTACAGTTTTTCGTTCCCTGCCTGGGTCTCCTCGATCTTCTCCACCAGATGCGCTTTGTGGTAGTCGTTGTCAAACCATATAATATCGTTCTGGGCGATCAGCCCCGCGTTCGGTATCCCGGAATTAATGACCAGCTCCATGGAGCCTATCCCGTTAAATTGGCGAGTGACTATCACGCTTTGGTATCCGCGCAGCGCCGCTTTGTATGCAAAGTTGAGGCTCATTATGTTTAGCATTCTCATGGCTTATACTCCTACGTAGCGATTCTTGTATTTGACCGTCGCGTCTTCTACCTGTGCTTCGCCCGCCGTGATTACGATCGTGTTTGTTCCGCGCTGCAAATTGAAGAAGGTCGTCTGTGCGACGTCTATGTATTGAAAGGCCACGGTGTCGGTGTCGGTCAGTAGGTCAGTCTTGGCCACATTGGTGTTGTCTATGCCGGTGGTTATGGTCAGGCGTTCATTGGCCAAAAGCTCCAAGGCTATCACGATCTTCTCCCCGGTGGTCTCATTTTCCACGGTGATCGGGCTTGATTGTGGGCCGTCAAATATTACCGTGATTGGGGTCTCCACGTCTCCGCTATTCGTAATGGTCACGCCGTTGGTGTCGGTGTAGTTAAATACAAATGTGTCTGATAAATCCAGCGGAAAACTGAGCAAATTTGCGCCGCTTGTTACCGAGGCTTCGGTGTAGTCCGCGTCCTGGTAGATCGGGTCGAAGGCCTCAAAAATCACCGAGGAAAGCTGGAAGCCCAGGCCTCGTGATTCGCCGCCCGGTAATGTCGGCATCACGCGTGTCATGACTTTGTTAAGCACGCGGGTGGTCCCGTCCCGTTCTACTTTCAAGCTGCCCACCCCGAGCTTCGGATTCAGCACCCGGTTTAAGTCTCGGATCGCGCCCAGCAGATCTGTGGAAACGATGATCATATCCACCTTGACCGGACGGCTTTGGAAGTAGGCGTCGCCCACCGGTGTCAGGCCGTCCTGGTAAGGGCTGGCGGTGGTCTGAAACGCTGCGGTGTTTTCCCCGAGCCCGTCCACCTGGGTCCAGCGGTACGTCCCGCTTCGGCTGAATTCTATTTGCTGCCCTATGGCATTAGTGAAGGTTAATCGCTCCATATGCTTCTCCTATAGGCTTGCGGCCAGCTGCTTGTTCAAAATGTTTAACTCACGGACCGCGTCTGCGGCGCTTCGTACCTGGATCGTGACGGTCATGTTGCTTCCGGCTTTCGCGGTTCCTACTGCCGCTTGGCACTGCTGTATGCTGGTGTTTGCGGCTGCGTTGAATTTCACGCTGGCGTCTGCCACCAGCTGCTTGTTCAGTTTGTTCATGGCCGTGTTGACCGTGCCGGCGCTGTCCGCGATCCCGGCAGCGATCCCCGCGCCGATCATAGCGCCGACCTGATCTCTAAAAACGGTTGACGGTGATTGAATACCGAGAAACTTTTTCCCGGCGTCCAAGGCCCCTTTGACCGCATCTTTTACTGCGGTGGCCAGCGCTTTAGCGGCGCTTATAACTCCGTCTTTAATTCCGTTGATGATATTTTCTCCGATGGTCTTCCAATCGCTTATGGTTTCTTCCACCGCTTTGATGGCGTCCTGGACCGCGCCTTTGATGTTGTCCCAGACGGCAATTACTGAAGCTCGGAAGCCTTCGTTGGTGTTCCATAAATACACAATTCCTGCAGCCAGCGCGGCTATGGCGGTGATCACCAGGCCTATCGGGTTGGCGGCCAGCACCAGGTTTAATATTTTCTGGGCGGCGGTCAATCCGACGTTTGCGGCGTTCCACGCTTTGATTGCCCCGATCACGCCCTGAATGATCCCGACCACGTTCCAGGCCACCATTCCGGCGCCGATCGCCACAATGATGCCGGTGATGGTCTCACCGTTCTCCAAAAGGAAAGTGATAAATTCGATGACTTTCGGGATCGCTTCTACTGCGGCCTCGGCAAGTGTTACCGCCATGGCCGACAGCTGTTCCACCAAAGTATCAAAAACCGCCGGGTCGATGTTGGCTATCCCATCCGTCAGGATCGTTAGCGCGTCGGTGGCTGCCGGGAGCAGCTTTTCTCCAAATGTAGCGGCCAGGGTGTCCAGCGTCATATTAAATTCTCGCTGCTTGTTTGCGAAGCTCTCCGATGTCCTGGCGTAGTCACCCTGGGCGTCCGCGGTGGTGCTCATTAAATAATTGAATCGCAGCGTCGCCTGTTCTGCCTGGGTCATGGAGCTATAGGCCTTCGTGATTCCTTGGCTTAAGGCGTAGGCTTCCAGGTTGGCTACGGACATATTAATGCCCAGCTGTTTCAGCGGTTCGGTCTCGCCGGATATCCCGGCCCTGATCTTGTCAAACGCTTCCTGCGGGTCCAGGTTATAAAAGGACGCCATGTCTCCGGCCAACCCGGCTATTGAGGTTGACATATTGTAGACCTCGTCACCGGTCAGCCCCATGCTTTTCAGCATCGCGCCCATGGTTCCATTAAACTTTTTAGCCTGCAGTTCTGAAAGCCCAAAGCCCTTTATTGCGCTCTGTGCCCAGGCGTCGATCTTGGCGGCGCCTTCCTCTCCAAAGGTTACCGACACCACGTTCTGGACCTCCTCAAGATCGGACGCGAGCTCGATGCCTTTTTTCGCGAAGGCTGCCACCGCTGTTGCGGCTGCGGCTGCAGCTGCGGCGGCGGCTGCCATGGCGGCTTTTGCTACTTCTGCTCCGCGCCTCGCCCGGTCGCCCAGGTTGTCCATTGCCTTGGATAGATCCTCGGCTTTCTGTTCGGCGGTCTTGCTTTCTTTTCCCAACCCGTCCAGCGCATTGCTGGCGTCTTTCAGCTGCTTTTCTGATTTAGCGAGGGCCGCTATTTCGTTATTGAGCTTTATTGCCAGGTCCTGGGCGGCTTTGCTGTTCTCGCCCTTCTCTGCGGCCACCGCTGCATAAGCTCTCCGAGTTTCTTCCACCTTCCGGTTCTGCAGCTCCATTATTTTCGTGAGGCTGTCTATCCTGGCTTTCAGGGTGTCCGCGTCTCTCGTCCAATCGTCGGTACCGGCTGCGGCTGCTTTAAAGCCTGATTCGATCACTCGAATCTCGCGATTCAATGCGGCTACGCCGGTCTTAAACTCCGTTATGTCCAGGCTGACTTTTCCGCTTATATCGTTTTCGTTTGGCATCGTTCTCACCTCCTACAGCCATTCCGGCGGTTTGTTGCGTGGTGCTCTTTTGTATTCCTGGCCGGCTATGATGATCGTGTCCGGGTCCTTCTTTTCCTTCAGTAAGAAATCAAATAGGGTTTCCAGGTTGGTTTCGTCTATGTCGTTCAGCGGCCACCCGTATTGGCGTACCAGGTGCCGGTATAAATCGTTGATGACCTCCTCTATATCGACCGGGGCGCCGTCATCCTGCGCCCCGCGTCTCAGTTTTTTTCAATCACACCGGACGCGGCGCTTATGATCTTATTAACCTCGATGTCTATTTCCTCGCTGGTCAGCTCGCGTTCCAAGTCGTCCGGCGTGAATTGTTTTCCGTATGATTCGCAAATGAGCCAGACCTTCCGGTCCATGAGCCCCACCAGATCATCAAACACGCCCTGGGTGGCGTCCTCGTCTGCGTCTTCCGGCAGCCTCTTTGCGTTCTTCCCAAGTTCCAGCGCGTCGCGTTGGAGTTTCATGGCTTCCTTCGTAAGGTAGGCGGTAATCTTACCGCTCATGTATGTTTTCTCCTCGATCTTTATCGTTATGATCTTCATCCTGCGCTCCTCCTAATTTATAGCGCAGGGCGGTTATGCCGCCCTACGCTGCTGTTCTGTTACTATGCTGTTGTCGTGAAGTCTTTTCCGGTTGCTGCCAATGCCTGGCCGTAAATGTCCACCACTCCGTTGACCGCGACGATGTACTTCGTGGTCCCCGCGAGAGCAGATCCCGGTGTAAGCGTGAGCACCTTGCCTGCGGTATCCCAGGCCTTCGTGAATGCCACCGCGTCCCCAGACGATCCGTTGAGTAAGCTGATTGCTTCGCTCGCGATCTTGTTGTTGAAAGTAAGAACAATCGTAGTGCTCTTGGACACGCCGGTTGCTCCGTCTACCGGTACGATCGTGGAAAGCGCCACCGCGGACGGTGCTACTGCGCCTGGTACCTGGACCTGTGTAAACCACCCGGTCTCGTCAAAGGCGGCATCTGCGGTGTCTCCAAATACGCGCTTAAGCTGTTTTTGGTCTGATCCCACCGTGAAGGCGTAAGTCGTAGGGATCGCCGTATAGGACAGCTCGTAGTTCTTGATCTCGACGTCTTCCTTCTTTGTGACCGCTGACTCTTCGCCGCCTGCGAATGTGCCGACGTAATACCAATAATACCGGTACCCGCTGGTCCCCATGTTGTAGCGGAATCCCAAAGCGCACAGCGGCGGGTTGGCCGCGCCTTCGTCGAACACGCGCCCGGTTACCTCGTCAAAGGTTTTACCTAAAAGCTCCGCCATGGTCTCGGCGTCAACATTGGCGACCACCAGCTTGACTTCGGTGGCCCCTTCTGTTACATAGTTGTTTGCGGCGAGGTTATCGTAATAAGTCGCCTTTTTGTTTATGCCGACCGCGGCTGCTACTTCTGCCGCCGGGGCCAGGAATTTTGGCGTTCCAGCCACATACCCGCCGCTGTTGTCCTGTGTGACCAGGGCGTAGTATATGCTATCAACGCCGACAAATTCGCCGTATTTCTGATCCATGTTTATCCCTCCGAATCATAAAAGTTGTAAGTTGTAACGTACCCATAGTGCCTGGTGGTCGCTTCAAACGGCAAGGCTCGCCCGCTTGCCCGGAGGAAGCCGGCAGGGATCAAGGCCGCTCGAAGCGCCTGATCCGCATTCTGCACTATGGCTGGTCGTTTTGAATAAAGGGCTACCTGGACGGCGGACACCTGGCTCTGCGGTAGGTTGTCTGCGTGGCTTTTGTCGTCCTGGCTGGCCACAAAATAAGTTATGAAAGTCTCCGGGAGTGTATCCGTTGCGGCGTATGTTCCCTGCTCCCGTACCGGGTACCCGAGCGGTTGGAGCGCCGTATAGATCTCGTCATAAATGTTAATCAAGCGGTACGCCTCCCTTCGTTAAAATGTCACGCTGTATTTTCTTGACCTTCGCCTGGTTTTTCTTAAAGGCGGGCCTTATCCCTGGGTCCGGTGCCATGCGTGGTGTTCCGTATTCCACAAAGGCCGCATGCCAGGCTGTTGGTGAAGCCGCCCCGGAAAACACACCGACCTCGACGAAGAATTTATCGCCTTCGCGTTGGACCTCTGACCGACCGACCCCTTCGAGCACCGCGCCGGTCCGCTTATGCTTCTCGGCCCATGCGTAGATGGTGTCTTCTATCGGTGCGGCGCTGGCGTCGATCGCGTCCGCCACCAGCTTGTCCATGTTGGCGCCGGTTTTCTTGATCTTTTCCAAGTATTCTTCCAGGCCGTCCACTTTAAAGCTAACGCGCGGGCCGCTCATGCTGTCACCGTCCTCTTGACCTTCAAAACCAGGAACATGCCGCGGTTCTCCACGTTCTCGGCGCTGGTGACCTCGTAGGCCTGGGCGGCATCGTTGTTTAAATAAACGAGGTCGCTTGCCTTAACTCCGGCGGTGTACCACATGGTAATGGTGCCGCCTTCCAGAATCCCAAGCTGCCCGGCCTGGATCGCCTCGGCGCCGTAGAACGGTTTGAATTCGCAATAATGAACCGCCGGGTTTGCGTCCCGGTAGGTCGGGTCCGGTGCGCCGTTGACCGATGCATCGGTGCGGTGTTTAAGCCGGATCACCGTATTAAATTGTGCTGTGTTTGGCCTAAACATCAGAAGCCTCCTAAACGATCAAATAAGCGTCAACCACTTTGCCGTTCAGCGTGCTGTTCAGCGTGATCGTGTTGCTCTCGACCGCGCTGGCGCTTACCGCTAATGTCGGGGCAGTTCCTTCTTTGGTGTTATCAAGATACGCCGCGAGGACGGTGTTGTGGGCCAAAAGCCAAGGCAGCCCCAGCTTCGCGCCGATTCCAATTGACACCGTATCGGTGCCTGCGTGGGTCTCTGCCGGCAGCGTTATCTTAGTTACGGTCTTAAAGGCTTTAGCGCCGACCACTTCGGTCGATCCGTTCAGGGCTATGGTCTCTGTGATCGCTGCGCCGGCGTAGTTGGTTCCGGTGATTACCACGTTGCCGGTTATGCCAGAGGCGTTTCCTTTGATCGTGATATTCCTCGGCACCGCCGGGTTAGTGATGCCGGTTGTAACGTCCTGTTCCGCGTCTGTCATTGTTATTGCCGCGTGTACGGCGGTAGCGCTCGGCGCTACGGCGGCGGCCGCGGCTACCTGAAAGTGTGCCAAAAATGCCATATCAAATGAGACGCCGTCCACGTTTGATTGTATTTTCTGGCCCTTTTTATGATTGTATGGGTACATGGGTGTTCCTCCGTTTCTTTATTCTTCTGGTGCTACAAGGCTCATGCAGGCGAGTTGGGTCAGGATAATGTGGAAGGCGGGGGAGAATTTCGCCTCCCCGCCTTGGATATTCCACAGATCTGCTACGCCCATGACGATGAGCTCCGTTCCTGCGTCGGTCTCCAGCTGCGCTGTACTCGCTCCCGCGTTTGCCGCATACCGTTGGACCGCCTTTACCTTCTGGGTGATCACTCCATCAAAGTTGGTACTTGTTTCGGGAATGTTCAGCCCGCGTTTGGCTTCAATTACCAGCTGTTCTGTCGTCATGGCCTGTCACCTCCATGCGCTTATGCGCCCTTCTTGATGATGATTACGCCAGCTGCGTCGATCAGTTTTCCGTCGTTGATCAGGATAGCTTTGTCCACCCACTGATTGGTATCGTGGTCGAGCCATCTGTACATGGACATCTGCATATTGGAGTTGATGCAGTAATCTTTCGGGTTCACGTAAATCGCGACCACGTCTCCGGTGCTGGCGTTGTCGTAGGAAGTGATGACGTCCTCCTCAACCTCCAAGACCTCTTTGCCGCCGAATCTGTACTGTGGCGCGTCTGCGATTCCGTAGTTCACGCGTCCGATCGGCTGGCCATTGGCGTCGGTCATTCCGTCGATGTAGCCGTCGAAAGTTCCGGCGCCCATGAGGAATATGCCGCCAGCTCTATAGGAGAGCGGAATCTTCGCGAAGATCTGCTTTTTCCATCCTTCCCAGCTGGTGAAATCTGCAGCGGACAGGGTGATCTTCTGGCCGGACGCCACTCTGGTATCGATGGTGATCCCGAGCATCTCAGTTGTTCCGTTTCCTTTGATGATCTCGATTTCCTGGGCCTTGACCATTGCCTCTGTGATCAGCGGAACAATCAGCGATTCAAACGCGGCAAGGGTTACGGTGCTGGCGAGCAGGGAAGTTGCCACTTTGCATTCCAATCCAATGTAGGAGAATGAAATGTAAGTGCTTGCGGTGAGCTTTTTCCTCTCGGACGGTGCGGCTTCGGTTATTCTGGACGCTACCGGTTTCAGGGAAAGGATAGGCACCTGGACGCCCGCCGGTATGTTTGTCTTCAGCACGCGGTTGAACAGTTGGCCGTGCTGCTTCATCTCCTGGATGATCTTGTTCATGATCGTAGTCGGGATCACGGCAGCTGCGTCGGCTATTGCGGTGTAGGCGTCGCTTCTAAATTCTGCTGGAATCTCTTTTCCGGTTCTGCAATAATCCATGAAGGCCGTTCTGTATTCCATGGTGTCGAATTTATCTTCCGGCTCTTTGCGGCTTTCCTTGGCGGCTCCGCCTACGCCGTAAGTCCCCAGAATGTCCTGCTTGCCAACAGGGGACCCGCCTCTGCCTTCCGGCTCCTCGTCTGGAATTCCAGCCATCATATCGTTCAGGCCTCTGATTTCTTCGTTGAGGCTATCGAGCTCTGTGTTGATTGCTCTCAATTCTTCCACGTTCTCTGTGGTTCCGGCTTTTGTAGCAAGCTCCGCTTTGCGTGCTTCCTTCTTTGCCAATATTGCTTTGAGTCTTTCTTTAAGGTTCATGGTGTTTTCCTCACTTTCATATTTTGCTTTTAGCTGCGATCCGTAATTTCAGTAGTTCTGCTTCCTGCTCGCTTTTCAGATTGTCCAATCTGGACCTGGCATTATCCAATGCCATTGATGCGTTGTCCAACGCGTCCCGGTCTCGAGCATCTATATCCGTCCCGGCGTACGCCGGGAAGGTTACCGCGCTTACCTCGATCACCTTGCTGACCGCTTTGATCCTGCGGGTCGGCATGTCGCTGTCGAGGTCTTCCCATTCGTCGTTTCCTACTCGGAAAATAAACGACATTCCGTTGATGTCCTGGCGCTTGACCGCGCTGTATAAGTTCCGGGCTTCGGTGTTGTTCTCGACGTCCAGCTCGGCTCTCATGTATATGCCGGTGTCGTCCAGCGACAGCTGCATCGTCGAATTGCCGTTGTTCCTTCTGCTTCTTGCCAGCGGAATCTTCGCCAGCTCATGGTTTACGCTGAATAAAACATCATCAAAGTCGCATTTGTCAAAAGCGCCGCGCTCGATGACCTCATAGAACATGCCGCCTATGTTGGTCCGCTGCGCGTACACCGCTGGGTGGCCTTCTATGGTGTTGCCGCTTTCAGAAGCTGCCAGGTCGTCGATCGAGAAGCTCCTTTTTATCAGCGTGTCTGTGGTTTTCGGTTTTTTATTCTTCATCGTTGTTATCTCCTTCCTGCCCCGGCTCCGGTTCCTGTGGTGGCGGGCTTGGCTGTGCTGCTTTGGCTTTCGCCTGGGTCATCTGGTATTTGGTTGCGATATTTACGTCCACATAGTTAAGGCTCTGCAGCCTGATATGTCCGCCTTCGTACGGCGGGTATCCGAACAGATCCAAAAGGTCATTATTTGTAAGCGCGCCCCGGTTGCCCAGGATATCCGCCGCGGCGATCTTGTTCTTGATGTTTGTGAACAGCAGCTTCTGCGGATAGAACGCGATTTCGTTCCCGTAGTCCAGCTCCGTCAATGAGAACAGGCACTTGCTGAATGCTTGGCCCAATGCGATGATCAAAGGCTCCAATGTTTTTTCATAGAACGCCTGGTAGTCCTCGTCGGTAAACTTCCCGGAAAAGATCGGAACCGAAACGCCGTAATAATTCAGAATCTTGCTTTGTAAAAACTCCATGGTGTCTTTGTCGATCAGCTTCGGGTCCACTTGCAGCGGTATGTAGTCGCCTTTCAAATCCAGCGGGAGCAGCCCGCTTTGCGAAGCGTTCAGCGCTGCTTCAAACCGTGACCGCTCCGCGGCCTGTTTCTCGTCGTCCAGCATGGTGTTGATTTTCAAGATCCCGCGAACACCCAGGCTGACCTTGACCGCTTTTCCGAGCCCCTGCATCACCGTGTCGTTAATTTCCAGCACACTCAGTATGGCGTCGTTGTCCGGTTGGCCCAAAAGCCCGCCGCCCATGACTTCGTTCAAGCTGTACTTTTTCCGTAGGTGGATCACGTCGGCATATGGCAGCGTGTATTCGTCGCCGCTCGCAAATGTGAGCCGGACGAATAAAACCCCGGCGCTGTCCTGGACGAATTCCACGATGTTCGGGTTCAAAGGATAGAAGCCTGTATAATAGCGCTTGCCGTTCAGCATCGTGTAGGTCGGGTATATAAATGCGTTGTAGTTCAGGTAAAGGAGCCAGATGATTTTCTCCAGAAAGTCCCGGGTGGTCATCATCGGGTTCGGGGAAATCCGCAGCAGCCTGTTTATGCTGCCTTTGACTTCGATCATTAATCCGTTCGGGTCGGTCCTGATGTGCTTCGGCTTTAGCTTGCTGCATTCCGTTGCTATGATGTCGATGCAATTCTGGACCACGTCCGACGCATAAACGTTTTGGCCGAATTGGGTGAACACCGGGACGTACCCGTCTAAAAAACGGGCATAATTTGTGGTGCGGGGCTTGCCCGTTATGCTCGTCAGTAAGTCTTTAAGCGCCATTTTGTCACCTCACTAAATTTAAATAATCGGTCCGGTATCGGGTGTACACCGCGTGGCATATAATCTGTGTCACGGCGCCGTCTATCCTTCGGTTCCTCATATCGTTTACTTTGACCGGCATGATCAGGCCCAGATTGTCGATCTTCAGGGCGGTGTTGCCAAAGCACCACCGGTCTATCGGGTTGTTGTTGTAATTGAGCAGGCCGGCGCGAAGATCCGCTTCCACCAGCTTCATCGGGTTCGAGAGGGTATTCTTGTCCATATGTACACGCTCCATATCGAAGCCGATATCACTCATTTCGTTGATCCAAAATTTCGCCAGGGCGTTGTCGTAGCCCACTTTGAACATTCGGATTCCGAATTCCTTATAAAGCCGGACGTACCAGGCGGTGATCCTCGAGAAGTCGTTTTCGTTCCCTGGGCTAACGTCCACCCACCCCTGGCGAGCCCATTCGAGGTAGTTCTTTTTATCCTCAATCTCCCCGGCTTCGATCTTGGCTTCCGGTATGAAGTATTGGGTCAGCACGTATTTCGTGTTGCTGCCTGGCCGCAGGATCATGGCCTTGGCGCATGTTAGGTCGGTCGTCTCGGAAAGGTCCACGCCTCCAATTGCTACGGCGCCGCGCATGTCTTCTATGTTGAACGTGGCCCGGTTGGTGTACTCTGTCTCCAAGAGCCAGGCCTCTGCGTTGTTCTGCTTGATGTTAAAGTCCTTTGCCAGCGTGAACACCCGCTCCGCTTTATCCTGCTGGGCTTTCCGCAGCTGGTCCCGTAAATATTGCGGCTTCTTGATCAGCCCGAGGCTCGGGTTGCTTTTCTGCCAGCTGGCCTCGTCCTGCCAGATCTCCGCTTCGCTGTCCTGGGTGTAAAGCCACACCAGAATTGTGGGGTCTTCCAGCTCTCCGGCCAAAACCCGGCGCGCGTATTTGAGCTCGCTGTCCAGGTATCCTTCGTTGACAAATCCTTCCGTAGTTATCATAAAAAGCACCGGCTCGTCTTTCGTTGATTGCGATTGCTCGATGGTCTTGCCGATGACGTTGGTCTTCATTTCGTGGACCTCGTCCAAGATGCCGACGTCTATGTTTCGGCCTTCCTTGTTACGGGTGCGATCCGACAGCTTTTTAATGGTGCTCTTGTTCTTTAGGTTATAAATGCCGGTTAGGTTCTTGTGGGTCCGCTTGCCCTTCGGGTCGAACCGCTCCCGCATGTTGTTGATTTCCTGAAATATGATATCGGCCTGGGCGTCGTCGTTGCTGCTGCAGACGATATCGATTCCGCCGCCGCCACACATGAATTCCGTTAATGCCAGCGCTGCGCAGATCGTGCTTTTCCCGTTCTTCCTGGCGATCAGCAATATTAGCTTCTTGAATCGCCGCAGCCCGGTGTCCTTCCACTTGAACGAATAGAACGCCTCGATGAGTGCCTTTTCCCAAAGCTCTAACTTGAAGGGCTTTCCATAAAAAGGGCTTTTTGTGTGTTTACAGAAGTGTTCTATGAAGGTTATTCGGTACTCGGCGTCTCTTGTGTCGTAGACAACCTCCGGGCTGTCCAGGTCGGCTATCAAGCTCTCCAATTGCTGTATTAGCTCGCGGCCTGCCACAATCTCTCCGGCTCTTATCTTGCTGTAATAATTCAGCAGATGGCTTTTTCCATGTATCCGTAGGTGGCGGTCGTGGAGATCCTTATTCATTGCGGTACTCTTTCAGGAAGGCCTCGAAGTCGTCTTCCCCTTCGATGGCGTTTTTCTGTAAGATCCCATTCAGGGTCTTAATGATTACCGCGTAGCTGTTTACGTTCTTCAGGTATTGCCGGGCAGTCTCCACCGGCTTCTGGATGTCTTTATGCTGCGGGTGAATCTTCACCATTCCGGTTTCGTAGATCGCTTCCCGCAGGGTGGCGTTCTGGGCACGCAAAAAAGCCGCCTCCTCGATTAGTCCTTCGGCCAGCTTTGCTTTGTCTGGGTCTATATCTTTGAATAATTCGGCCAGCTTCGCCTGTTCTTTCTGGAATACTTCTTTATTCATGCTTCCTCCAAATCGTACGCCGGATTTCAAAATTTTTGGTTTGTGTGCTTCTGTTG